TACAGCTAGAGCTTGACCCAGAGCACTGCGGAATCGCCGACTGCCCTGCTCAGCAACTTCGATCTGCTGTTCCAGGTTCGCAATATCGCGCCTTAAGTTACTTAAGGTTGTGCCAGTTAGTGAAGCTTGGTTGCTAAGAGCTTGGAGACTGCGTATGTGTCCCTGTACAGAATCACGAGACTGATTATGCGTAGAGGCAGAGTTAAGAATACTCTGCCTTAGTACCTCAATCTCACGGTCTGTGCGGCGGGAGGCTTGGCGGAATTGCTCGATGTCTGTGGCGAGCTGGGCCCAGGTTGAGGAGCCGCGCTCCACCTGAGATTGGAGACCGCGCAGTGCGTCGATCTGACCCTTGATTATTTGTTCGGTGTTACGGCTGTCGCGGCCGTAATCGATGATGCTCTGCCTGGCCCGCTCGATGGCAGCATTATTAGGGCCGATGGACTTTTCAAGCTCGCGAAAAGCACCCTTTAGCTTGTCAAGGCCCTCAACATCTTTAAGGCCAAGCTTGATTAGGATCTCGCTTACTTGCTTAGCCATCGGCCTCCTTGGCTAACTCGCTCAGTGCTGCGGCCTCCATGATCTGGAGATCCTCAAGCATTTCGCGTGGATTGGTCACATTGTAGAGGGCGAATAAGCCTCCAGGACCGAGCAGGATCTCGTATTTCAGACCCATGTGGCCGGCCATGGTGGTCGACCACTGCGTCTGCATACGTAGGAACATCATGACGGTGTCCCAGTTTTCCTCCCACACCTCGTAGGTGCTGCCGTCACTCTCTGAGTCAGTGGAGGGCGGGAGGACAATCCCGAAGGCCTTGGCATCGTCGTCGGTCTTGTCCTCTATCCGCTTACCGGTACTGGCCCAATGGACAGCAGCGCCTTTTAGTTTCCCTGCTTAGCGCCATCGAAGGTAGCGGTGTAGGCGCGGAGCACACCCCGGATCCAGTATGGATCGTCGCTTAGCTCCTTGGCGGCCTCGAGGGAGTAGGGCACGGGCTTGCCGGCTTCATCGTCGATGCCATCCCAGCCCACTAGGACCGCTTTGAGCAGGTCAAAATCGCCCTTGTCACTGAGCTTGGCGAATTCGCTGCGGCCCACGCGCTTGAAGGTGGCGTCGAAGGTCGAGCTGTCGAAGGTGCCGCCGTCTGCGGGCTCTTCAACCGTTACAGGCCATTTGAAGGTTTTGACCTTCTTACGGACGAACGCCATAAGTTGTGTGGGTGATAACGCCTCTAGCTTAGCGGCTAAGTGAAAAAGCCACTAAGCGGTGAAGCTTAGTGGCTAAGTGGCGTGGGGCCTAAGTGGCGTGGATGCGCAACTTAGGTGAAGGCGAGGCTTACTTCGTCGTTACCCGAAGTTGTTGGTGTGGCGACATAGGGGATGTTCAGCATTTGAATCCCGTCTTGATCCGAGTAGCTCGGGTTGCTGATGTCGCACTGGCCGGCCGTCAGGGTGACACGGTTGCCGGCAGCAGTACCGTGCAGGAAAGTGAGGTTTCCGGTGGTTTCGGTCTGGGCAATGTTGAAGTAGTCCTTGGTGGCAAGGGCGGGCGCTTCAAGCATCACGGTGCCGCTGGGGGCCCGGTTAGTGATCAGCACTTCCTTGGTGCAACCCACGAGCTCGCGGTAGATGGTCTCGTTAGCCATGTCGAAGCTGACCGACTGAAGACAGCCGGCATAGCTGAAGAACTGGAAGGCGGAGGTGTTGCCCTGCTTGAAGATCAGCGGGCTGGCCTGCTGGCTGTAGGTGGTGGAGGGCAGTGCTGTGTCGGTCGGTGCGTTGTAGATACCGGTCATCGTGAAGTCGATCGTGGGGATTTGCCCCACTTCGGCATTCAAGGTGAAGGTGCCGCGGCAGCCGGTCAGGATGTGGCGGATACCGTCGTTGTTGAAATAGATCGTGGCGCTTGAGAAGGAAGCGCTAACCGGGGCGTAGGTAACGCTGGTGGTGGCCACGATCGTCTCAGACATGCCACAGGCTTGCAGCACTGCGCCGTAACGAGGAGCCGTACCGGCGGTGCCCGAACCCGCCAGTTCCGCCTGGAACGTGATGCTCACGCGGCTATTGGCCAACAGCTGGGGACTGTTGCCGAGGTACGGGCGAATCAGATCACGGGAAACGACATCGGCCTCGATGGGTGTGATCTCGAGGTTGCGGACCAGCAGGGCGTCGGTGCCAGCAGGAGTGCTGTCCGTGCCGTAGGTCGATTCTTTCTTGACCAGGATCAGGCGCTTACGTGTCAGAGCCATTGCTCATTACCTCGGGTTGGATGGGAGATTGGGCCGGCGCAGTCCGCTCAAGGAGTGTCCGCTTACCGGTTGTTGGGTCGAGAAGGTAAGACCCTCCTTGCCCGTGGAACTCATCGACAACGCTAGGCGGAGTGGGTTGCGAGACCTCGACGCCGGCTTCGCTAAGTGGCGCAGTTGATTGCTCATCCACCACGTCAATAAGTTGCTCCGAAGAGCTGGAACTCTTAGCCATAAGTTGCTTGGCGGGCAGTCTTAGGCTAAGCCGTGATGCTGCTTAGGCGTACCACGGCACAGTGGCGCTACTTAGGCGAGGCTGGTTACTGAGGTGCGGTAGCGCACGTCGAACTCGCAGAAGATTACGCCAGCGGGTTGATCGGCCTCGAGGAGGTTGAAGGTGACTTGCGCCGGCTGAACGTCGATGGCTAAGCCGCCGAGGGTTAGGTCGGCCATCAGCTTGCTGTGGAGGCTTTCGATGGTGGGGTCGGCCAGCTGATCGGGGGTGTTGCCACGGACAATGACGACGACGCGGACGCGCAGGGTCCAGTCGAGGGTGGGCAGGCTGGTGTTTTGCTCAGGGGTGTCGCTGACGGGTTCAACGATGATGGCGGGGGATTCCGCCCTGGCCATAGGCTCTACGCGGCTGCGGTAGATGCGCGTGCTAACGCCGACCGTACCGGTGAGGGCTGTACGAATCGCAGCAAGGATCTGTTCACGTCTGGACATAGGTTTGCCGCACTTGTTCTATGACAGCCTAAGTCTGTGGGTCAATTACACGCCATACTTATACTCAGTGTGCGCCCTGCTGCTTGAACAGTAGTTACGACGCGAACGTAACGAACGACGTAGCCGACGTAGAAGTCGCCGTGCGTACCAGCGGCTTTTGTCTTAGCGGGGTCCAGTGATGCCCAAGTGGTGCCGTTGTGGGAACCTTGGATCTGCCAGGTGATGTCACCGCCAGTTACGGTACAGATAAAGGACAAATTACTGCCACGAACTTCTACGACTTCTGATGTGCCTACCTCCGTAAGCGTGGCAAAAGTATAGATGTTGCTGTTGATGTCGGCACTTTGCCCATAAATAGTCATGGCCTATTCCGCTGTTTAATGCAGTCTACTTAGTGGGCAGTGAGCCAAATGGCCCTGGGTCAGGGGCGCCGTTGGTGATGGCTACAGCACGACGGTAGAGATGGCAGTCGAGTTTGCCAGCTGCTTCTAAGGCGGCGCGTACCTTGACCCAGTTGTCTCGGGTGTGCTTGTCCATCACGTTTTCTGGAGGGCGATTTGGATGAAGGCGCCGTCGTCGATGAGCATGGTTTCGCGCACGGTGTAGGCCGCACCGGCAACAGTGATCGATGCGCCGTAAGTCAGCGTGCCGAAGTCAGATGCACGAGCTGTAAGGGTGTAATCCGTGGTCAGGACCGTTCCATCGCTGATGATGTTGCTGGGCATGTCCAGGATGCCTAGGGCGGTGGTGCGACCACTGATACATGTGACACCAAAGTCGTTGAGGAACAGGCTTAGGTCTTCGCTTAGCGCCATTGCTTTGATGGGTGTGATGGAAGTCTAGGTAGAGCGCAAAGAAAAGCCCCAGACCGCTTAGGCCTGGGGCTCGGGGATGCTTTCCGCTAAAAGCTTAGGCGTATTTCTTCACGGCGACAGCATTGATGCTGTAGGTGTGAGAAGAGGAGGAGGTGGTGCTCACAGCCTTGACGTAGCGCTTGGCGGCGCCTTTGGGGAACACGATGTACTGCTTGGAAGCAGTGGTGCTCACTTGGCTGAAGGCCACAGCGGAGGACGCCACTTCGGAACCACCGCGATAGAAGACGGTGGTCACGTCGCCGTAGCTGCCGCCAGAGGTGTCGGAGCTTTGGATCTTGACATCGAGGGTGCTGGTGCCGCCATTGGCAACATCCAGGATCAGCACTACGTCGCCTTCGTAGTCGTTGAGGTCAACGGCGGTGCCGTCGAGGTTGCTGGTACGGACAGCGGTGGGGGCCAGAGCCAGGTGCTCAAGCTTTTCCAGGCCGGTGGACAGGATGGACATGGATCAGTCCTCGGGGGGTTGAGGGGCGGGTTTGGCAGCCTTGGCTTTTGTGGCCGCAGGCTTGGCGGGCTTGGCTTCGGCTTCGGCAGGAAGGGCGGGCACCTCGGCGGGTGCGACCTCTTCAGCCTTGGCGCGTTCGGCTTTGCCGCTGCTAAGTAGAAGGGTGGCGTCGGCGTCAGCGATGTCCAGGGTGGAGCCGGCGAGGGCCGGCTCTCCTGAGATCATCACCTGCCTAAGCAGGGTGATTCGCATCGGTGCTCAGCGATGGTGCAACTGCTTAGGCTCAGGTGCCATAGCAGAAGGCGCCGGGCTGCTTGACGGCGAAGTCGACGTCCTGCAGAGCGATGATGCGGACGGTGCCTGCGGTGGCGCCGGCATAGGGGTCGACGGTCAGGTCGAGGCCAGACCACATGCCCATGATCATCATCGAGAAGTCGCCGAACAGCACGTCGTTGTTGAGCAGCTGATTGGAGACGATGGCGGGGTAGCCGTTGATCTCGTCGTTCTCGTACACGAAGCCAGCAGCCACGGCGGTGGCGGACTTGGCGGTGGACTTGAGGGCGCCACGGGCAGCAGCGTTGATGATGTAGCGCATGGAGCCGGCATCGGCGTTAGCGCTGGCCACATCGGTTTCCATGCCGATGTACTCGGCGAAGGTGCCGTAGGTGCTGATGGTCTGGCTGCCGACGCCGGTGGTGTTCACCAGGCCCAGGGGCTGGTTGGTGGAACCGGTGCCGTAGATGCCAGCGCGGTCCAGCTCGAGGGCGATCACGCGGGCCAGGTCGTTACGCACCATGCCTTCCACGTCGATGGAGGACTGGAGCAGCAGGCGGCGGCTGTAGTCAACGAATGCACCCACCGTCTTGGGGGTCATGTTGACTTGGTCGATCGACTGCTGAGATTCCGGGGGGGCCACGTTCTCGCC